TGCTGACGACATTCCTGCATTTGTAGAAAAATTAAAAGCAATGCCAGAAGTATTAGACTTAGCAAAGTCTAGTGTTATAATGACAAAGATAAAAATAGAAGATTTTGACAAATCTAAGTCAGATGGAAGACCACGTACAGGTTATGTACAAGTAGATTTTATGCCTGGAGATCCAGGTTGGTTAAAGACTTATTACCACTCACCTAGTGAGACAGAGTCCAAATACAAAGGTGTTTATCGTAATATTATGATAGCATCAATTGCCGCAGTATATCAACGTAAGGATAGTGACGAAAAAATTGATGACGGGCGTTCGGTTACAAGTGAACGTTGGATGTGGTCACCTACAGATGGCTTAATCCGTATCAGAAGAACACCGGTTCCAAAGAAAAGCGGAGATGGATATACTAAGAAAAACAGTAACGAAAAAATTATAGATCCTATTAAAGATCCTAAAGGTATTGCTAAAGCATTAGGATTAGATGGACCAAAAGATTTAAATAGTTTTGAAACATTATGGAATGCAGTTAAAAAGAACTATCCAGCAGATGTAGTAGAAAAAATTAGAAAAGGTTTTGAAGAAAACGGTGTTATTAAAGATGCTGGAATACCTCCAGAACTTAACGAAGAGTTCAATAGAACATTAGAATTGGCAGGCGTATGAAAGCACTTGAATTTATAATTGAAGCAGTTGAGGCCCGTATACAACATGCAGAAGATATTATCTTTTGGGAAGGTAGTAAGGGTGCTAAACGTACTTTAGAGTCATTAAAAAGACTCGAACAAGGAGGGCATAGTGATGTCACAATTAAATGGGATGGAAGCCCTGCTATTATATTCGGTCGTGATGAGTCTGGTGATTTTATCCTAACAGACAAAGGCGGATTTGTAGCAAAAGGTTATGATGGCAAAGCAAAAAGTGGTGATGCAGTAGCACAAATGATACTAAACAGACCTGGTGCAAAAATTCCTGAAAAAGCAGACGGCTTTAAACAATTAGCAGGTGCAATGAAAAATGCTTTTATGGCTTTTGAAAAAGCAATGCCTGAAGACTTTCGTGGGTACTACAAAGGTGATTTATTATATTTTACAATGCCTCCTAAAAAACAAGACTCGTTTGTGTTTACTCCAAATATTGTAACATATACAGTTAAAGCAGACAGTGATATTGGTAAAAGAATAGCACAAAGTACATACGGTATTGTTATACACTTACACATGGATGAAAACGGTATTGATCGTAAACTAACACAAGCAGATATGAACACTATGCAAGGTAACGAAGTATTAGTAATACCACCGGTAACAGTACAAAAAGCACCAAGTATCGATGATTCAAAAATTAAACAACTCGAATCAGTAGTAAATAGTAGTGCAACTGAAATTGACAAGTTATTAGACAAGGCAGTACTAGAACAACTTAAGATGAAAGATTTAAGCAAAATATTCTATGCTTACATAAACAGTAAAGTTGATACAACTATGGACGGCTTAGGTGATGATTTTGAAAAGTGGATGTCAACAAGTAAAGTTAGTGGTGTTAAACAAGCTCGTATAATGCAACATATTAATGAAAATATTAACGGTTTTAAAAGTATGTGGCGTATTGTACGAGGTATACAAATTGTTAAAGATGATATTATTGACCAGTTTGAAAAACAAGATGCAGATGTTAAAGCAACTATTGGTAGTGGAGAAGGCGGCGAAGGTTACGTTCTTTCAGATCCAAAAGGTGACGTAAAACTAGTTGGTAGAGAATACTTTACAAAAGCAAACAGAGCGGTACAGAGATAATGAATTTTATAAAAGATGAATTAGTCGAAGCAAAATTATTTAGAAGTCCTGCGTCTTTTAAAACTAAGAGTGCTGAAGATGTAGCACATAATATTTACGCACACATCCTTTCTTTACAGGCTATGCGTTACACTGATCCAGGCATAGCAGGAAAGTATGCAAAAAATACAATGCGTTTTGGTGGATTTGATGGTGTTAGAGCTGGTGCTAGTGATTTACATAACTTAATGGCACACCTTGATACTATTGAAGACAAAGGAATTCTTAGTGTACCTAATGCACAAGTTAAACGTATGCTTAGAGATATACAAAATGGTATAAAAGTTACTGACAGAGATAGACGTACTATAATGCAACTTGAAAAGTCTTTACGAATTAAAGATCCTAATCTTAAAGCAATGCGTAGAATTATTGCAGATTGGCCACGTGCTTTACCAAGTGAACAAAAAGCAGGAGCAACACGATTAGGATTTATGATGAATCATTATGCAAGAGGCAGTGATTTACATACTCCTTATATAAAAAGTATTAATGGTATTGCTAACCCAAATGCAAAGAGTCCGTACAACAGTAAGTTAGGATGGGCGGCAGTAGGTGCAGTTGCTGGTGCAGTTGCAGGATACAAAGCAATACGAAAAAAAGATGCTATAGCAAAGGCAAGTAACGTAGCAGTAAGAAAGTTTCAAAGATAAACATTCACATATTCTTTTAACTTTGGTTCATAAATATAACTGAAGCGTAAAAGCGATAGGCATAACACAGGCAACAAAACACAGGCACAAGTCTATAAGGCTCCAATATTATCAATCGGTTAAAGCAACCCTGAGGAAGCAATGAGTTTAAGTCGAGACATTGAAAAAACAAGCCTAGAAGCTCACGTTGAATTATGTGCAGCGAGGTACTCACGTTTGGAAGAAAAATTAGACAACCTGGAAGGGCGTGTCATAGGTATTGAATCTGTTCTCGGAGAAATCAGAGACAGTGTAGTGCGTGACCGTGACGTTCGTAACAGACAAATGATTAACTGGGGTGTAGGTATTATTACAACTTTATGTACAACCTGCGGCTTTTTAGCATACCAACTATTTCTTAAATAAGATCCAATAGGACTAAATACTAATATGCTTATATTAGAACTATTCAGTGACGAAAAAACAGATATAAATGAAACCAAAATGGCTTGGGGCCGTCGTGGTAACCAAGTAGTACGGAAGTATAGATGTACTATTGGACGTTTAAAGGGAAAAACAGTTAGTACTCCTGGAGCATGTTTTGCCGCACCTGATATCAAAAAACGTATGAAGTTGAAGATGACTAAAGCAAGACTTGGTACTAAAATGGCTCGTAAGTCAAAAAGAACAAAACGAGTAAATCCAGTAAGCAAAAGAATACAGGCACTGAACAAGGCAAGCAGATAAATGCGTTTAAATGATCTATTTGAATTTGGTGGAGAACCGCAAAAAGTAAGCAAGGTTGCAGGTAATAAGGTTACACTTACAGACCCAAAGAAACCTGGTATTGAGACAACTATCGATACAGATCAAGTAGATATTGATAATAAAGATCCAAATAATCCAGTTATAAAAGCCAAAAAGCCAGGTCAGAAAAAGATAGCAGGTGGACTTCGTCCGGGACAAACTGTTAGTTTTGGAGAAGGCACTATTGAAGAAGGTGTTAACGACCCGCATATATTTAAAGCACTTTTTATGGCAGGTGGACCGGGTAGTGGTAAAAGTTTTGTTGCTAAGAACATTCTTGGTGGCACAGGATTACGTCCACTAAACAGTGACGAAGTATATGAATTGCTAATGAAAAAGCAAGATCTTGATTTAGATCCAGACTCTATTGCATCTCCACAAGGACAAGAAATCCGTGGTCAAGCAAAGAACTTAACAAAGAAACGCAGTATACAGTACATATCAGGTAGACTTGGTTTACTTGTAGATGGTACTGGTAAAGAAGTAGACGTATATAAAAATCAAGTAAAATTTTTTAAGCAACTAGGCTATGATTGTGCAATGATATTTGTCAACACTAGTCTTGATGTTGCACAACAAAGAAACAAAGAACGTGATCGCATACTACCTCCTAAAATGGTTAAGCAAATATGGGACGACACGCAACAAAACGTAGGTAAATATCAGCAGATATTTGGAGCCAACAAATTTTTTATTGTCGATAATAGCGGAGGTCTTGAAGACCCAACTCGCTCAAAGAACTTCGACAAAGTATATAATAACACACAGAAATTTTTAAATGCACCGGTTAGCAGTAAAGCACAACAGTGGATTGATAAAGCAAAAGAAAAAACTAAAACTCGATGAGTTATTTTGAATTTTCTGATGGTGTAAGAGTAGCATTATCAAAGGAAGAAGAAGAATTTTTAGATAGTTTTAAGACATCAGTAAAACTAACTGATGTTGAACAAAAGCATATAAAAGTATGTTTAATGTTAGTAAATAAGAGTGTATTATATAGGAAAAAACGCAATGGTGACCTCTACTATTACAAAGAAACCAGAACTTAAACAATTTTCAGACTTTGTAAAATCTAGACTTGATCAAACTCCAGTTATTGTTAATAACCAAGACAATGTAAGAGTAGGAAACTATGTTTGCAAACAAGACGATGGTTTCTGGGTAGTGTACTATAAAAAACGTGAAGAAAAAAAGTTTACACTTCGATCTAGTGCAGTAGCATGGTGTATTGCAACTATTGGCAACAATAATATAGATGCTAGAACAATATTACACGAAGATACTAATTACGGGCGTCTTGTTGAAAACGCTTATGTATTTCTAACAAGATTTAAAACGACAACTGATCCATTTAAAAAAGAACTTATGTGGATACGTTATGATGACAGTATGTGTCAGTTAAAAAACAAAAGAGAACGTCTCACAAATTTTCTTAAAAAATTAAAAGTAGGCTAAATACACTTACAAAACAGGTTTGGGATAAACACATGGAATTAAATGATTTAAACAGAGTTAAACACAGTGATAGTTTAAATAAACTATTAGCAACACGTTTTAATATGACTCTTGACTTAGAAAAGTTAACTGAAAAACGTGCAACAAAGTTACTATCTGCTATTGAAAAAACTTTAACAGAATCGCAAAAAGGCACAGGGCCTTATCAAACAGATAAGAAGTATATGGCGTCTAAACTTGCTAAAGAAACTGTTGAAGCATGGTTAGTTGAAAATGACTTAGGAATTAATGAAAAAGATGAGCAGTCTAACGAAGAGCCAGGTGATGGTGCTATTGAGCCACAACAGGAACTTCCAGGAGCAGATGCAAAGAGAAACCAAGCACTTCGTATGCTAGTAGGAACACAAAACTTTGCTAAAGCCAGACGTGCAATGGAATTATACAAGCAAGGTAAAACTGTACCGCCAACACTAATGATTGGACTTATGCCAGTTATTGATATGATGGATGAAATTATGTCAAGTGGAATAGCAAATGTTCGCATGTTACAAATGGTACAAAGACGTTCTAAAAAAGCATTAGGTATTAATGAGTCAACACAAATTAATGAAGGCGAAATGGAAAGTGCTGAATTAGTATTAGCATCAAAAGACATGGTTGATAGAATTCAAAGCATGTTAGAAGATGTTGGTGAAATGATGAATGAAGAACTACTTCCATTAACAGATTCAATTCGTGATGAAATGGGCAATGAAAAAGCAGAAGCATTTAACAATGCCGCAAAAGGTGCCTTAGAAGCATTCATGGATGCAGTTACAACTGCTCGTGGAGATATGGATAATGCAAGTCGTATTTTAATTGGCGAACAGCCTGCAGTTAGTGATGAGCCAGCAGTTGATTTAGGTGCTGATGATTCAGAACTAGACTTAGATATAAGTGGCGATACAGATGCTGACTTAGACTTAGATGCAGATCCAGCCGGACAAGAAGGCGACGCAGAACTAGACAGAGAAGAACGTATCTAATGAGATTTGATGAATTTGTAATAGAAACAGATTCATCTAACAAGGTTATGAGCTTGTTAGTGTTTCTAAAAAACCGTGCTGAGCAAACAGGTGGAAATCCTGAAGTTAGTATGGCCGCTTTAGTGCAGTTAGCACAATCAGTAGGTGTAGCATTAACATATGATAATTTTAGTACTTTAGTACAAGGCAACCCAAACTTTAAAGCTCTTGTTTCTGATTATAATCAGGATACTGTAGTACTAAATTTAGCAGGTGATGAACGAACTATTGCAACTAAGGCAGACTTAGATATAGAACCTGTTGATAAAGTTGATTCAATGGCTAAAAGAGCTTTGAAAAAAAGAACTTGATCTCTAACAAAATCTCTGTTATAATAATATTATGATAACTGATAAATTTGACTACAAAGCCTTGACTCGAAAGAGTGTAGACGGAAAAAGGCTATACAGTACTCCTGACGGATTAGCGGTTCCTAGTGTAACTACAATCCTCAGTGTAACTCAATCACAAGAAAAACAAGAAGGTCTAAGACGTTGGCGAAAACGTGTTGGTGAGGTTAAAGCACAGGAAGTTGTGACTGAGGCAGCCAATCGTGGTACTCGTATGCATACCTACCTTGAAAATTATTGCATTGACGGTTTTATTAAAGAACGTGGCACAAATCCATTCAGTCATCAATCTCATGCAATGGCTGAAACTATTATACGTGAAGGAATGTGTAATGTTGATCAAGTATGGGGCGTAGAAGTATCTATGTTCTTTCCTGGCATATACGCAGGTACAACTGACTTAGTAGGAGTACACAAAGGCGAACATGCTATTATGGACTTTAAGCAAACTAATAAGCCTAAGAAAGCAGAATGGGTAGAAGATTATTACTTACAACTGTGTGCATATGCAGAAGCACATAACGAAGTCTATGGCACAAACATTTCTAAAGGTGTAGTGTTAATGTGTGTTAAGCCTGAGATGGATGATCAAGGTAAGTTACAAACAGATCCACAGTATCAAGAGTTTATTGTTGAAGGAGAATTATTTGAACATTGGCGTCAACAATGGTGGAAACGTGTCGAGCAGTACTATATAAAGACTTCTTAATGTATAAATACATTACATAGACGAAGGTGGAAACATGGCAGTAATTCAAATTTCAAGAGTGCAACACAGACGTGGTCTGTTGCAAGATCTTCCTCAATTATCAGCAGCCGAACTAGGTTGGGTAATTGATAATCGTAAACTTTATATTGGTAATGGACCAGTTGAAGAAGGTGCGCCTGTAGTTGGCAATACAGAGATTCTAACACAGTATAGTGATATACTAGGTGGAATTAGTTCTTATACATACAAAGGAACTGAAGTAGGATACACTGCACAGACACAGAGCGGAAGTGGTAATGTACAAAGAACATTACAAAGCAAACTAGATGATATTGTAAGTGCAAAAGATTTTGATATTATTGGTGACGGTACAACAGATGTAGCCGCAAAAATTAACTGGATGTTATTTCAAGTTTATTGCCGTGAAAGTACAAATAGCAAAAGTTTAAAAAGAATTTTATTTCCAGCAGGAACATATGTTGTAAAAAGTGCAATTAAGATTCCAAGTAACTGTGTTATTATTGGTGAAGGATCTGAACATACAATATTTAAGTATGCAGGTTCATCAGCAGACTATGTTGCAAGAACAACTGATAGTGCCCAACAAACAGGCACAAACATTGGATTAAGTGGTGCAACATTTCCACAAAATATTTCCATTTCACATTGTAGTTTTGAAAACACAACTGCATACACATCAGTACTAGTTGAACGTGCAAGTTATGTACATTTTGAAGATGTTACATTTACAGGTAATCATGCAAATAATGATACTTATCCTAGTACAACTGGTAATAGTATAGCTGTAAAAGTTTCAAAAGAAATAGGTGATGATAGTGCTCACATAACATTTAATCGTTGTAACTATAGAAGAGCAAATACAGCATTTGTTATTGATACAGAAGTAAACAACGTAGTATTAGATAAATGTAATTTTCATTTACTCTACCAAGGTATACTAGTTGGAGAAAATGTTGTAGCCAATGGACCTGCAGGCGTAAAAATTAATAATTCCTTGTTTAATGATATTCATCATTCAGCAATTAAAGTAGTTGCAGTTAGTGACTTTGTAAGTAGTTTTAATACATTTAAAGTAATGACTGCAAGTGGAACAACTGGAGCAGGTGGACCAATAGCACCAGTCATCGATATTAGTAGTGATAACAATTACAGTATTGGTGACAGTTTTGAGCGTAATGACACTGATGCAGCATCACACGCCAGAATTGAAACAAACAACAAAAGAGTATATGGGTTAGTTTCAGGTGAACATATTGTTTACGGAACACACTTTCAACAACCAGGTGTACAAGAAGCACTAGCAGATAATACTTCTACGCCAACTAATACAACTATCGACTTTGATCAAGCAGTTCTTAGTAACAGTAGAATATACTTTACTATTAACCGTGGAGTAGCAAGTGCAACAGGTTCATTAACAGTAACTGGTAATAATACTGGTGGTTACAGTTTAGATGAAGAAAGAGTTGAAAATGCTGATGTTGGAGTTGGATTCACTATTGATGGAACAACAGGTACTATACAGTATACTTCAACAAGTACAGGTACTGCACCAACGTTACATTATCGTATCGAGACATTAAAATAAAAGTAAACTAAAAGGCTACTATGTTTGATTTAAGGCCTGAGGATCGTATATCTGAATGGCGTAAATTCAGGAAAAGCATTCAGCATCTTGATAGGATGGATATGCTTCAAAAAACAACGGATTTATGGAAAATGGCTCCGTTGGTAAATCATTATTTGGATATTGACAGTTGTGAAAACTGGCCAGATCCATGGACACTACTAGTGGATAACATGTACTGCGAAGCGGCAAGAGCTTTAGGTATGTTTTATACACTTTTTTTAACAGAAAGATTTGACAAACGGGACCTAAGTGTAGTAATATATAACAGTAAGTCGGGTTACGACGTGGCTGTAGTAGTATGTGAGAAATATGCTCTTAATATTCACTACCAAGATGTCGTAAATACAACGTCGATCAATAACACAGATCAGTATCGTACTTTTGATGCAAACGATCTAAACGCAGTAAACTATCTATAACAATAGGACTATCGATTAATGAGTGATATTCAAGTAAAGAAACGTAATAATACAGACGAACCATTAGACATTGAAAAAATGCACAAAGTTGTATTTTATGCCTGTGAAGGCATTACAGGTGTCAGTGCAAGTGAAGTTGAGATTAAAAGTCATTTACAATTTTACAACGGTATTACTTCTACTGAAATACAAGAAACACTTATTAAAAGTGCCGCTGATTTAATTAGCGAAGAAAATCCTAATTATCAATGGGTAGCAGGACGTTTAATTAACTATCACCTACGTAAGAACGTATACGATAGTTTTGTTCCTTGGCCTCTACTGCAAACAGTTAAAACAAATATTGAAAAAGGTTATTATGACGATGCTATTCTTGACCAGTACACTGACGAAGAATGGGAAATACTAGACACATACACAAGACACGAACGTGATGAAGTACTTACATATGCAGCCATGGAACAATGGCGTGGGAAGTATCTTGTACAGAATCGTGTAACAGGCGACATATTTGAAACACCACAAGTAGCATATATGATGATCGCGGCAACATTGTTTGCTGAGTATCCTGCAGATACACGTTTACAGTATGTAAAGGATTATTATGATGCTATTAGTAACTTTGATATTAGTTTGCCTACTCCTGTTATGGCGGGCGTACGAACACCACAAAGACAATTCAGTTCATGTGTTCTTATTGAAACTGATGATAGTTTGGATAGTATTAATGCTACTACTAGTAGTATCGTTAAGTATGTAAGTCAAAAAGCAGGTATCGGTATTGGAGCAGGAAATATTCGTGCATTAGGATCTCCTATTAGAAATGGTGATGCTTACCATACTGGAGTTGTTCCATTTTACAAAATGTTCCAAGCGGCTACACGTTCATGCTC